CCCTGCTCCTTTGTATAACTCCTGGTTCCAATCTTTCAATAAAGAAACTGGAAACCAAGTGAACTATCAAGCAGTTGGTAGTGGTGCTGGTGTCCGTCAGTACACTGCAAAGACCGTTGACTTCGGTGCCAGTGATGGTGCTGTGAGTGATGCTAAGCAGAAACTACCTATGATTCATGTTCCCATGACTGGTGGTGCTATCGTTCCTGCTTACAATCTGCCTGGTTGTGATGCCAAGATGACTCAGACTCAACTTGCTGATGTCTTCCTTGGTAAGATTACAAACTGGTCTGAGTTTGGTTGTGCCGACAAAAACATTGTTACTGTCCATCGTTCTGATGGTTCTGGTACTACCAAAGGATTCACCAACTCTCTGTCTGCCTTCTCTCCTGAGTTTAAAAAGACTGTAGGTGTTGGTAAAGCTGTCCGTTGGCCTGTTGGTGTTGGTGGCAAAGGCAACTCTGGTGTTGCTGGTGTTGTTAAAAATACTGAAGGTGCCATTGGTTATCTGAACTATGGTTATGTGAATGGTGGTAAGTTCCAACAGGTTGCTCTGCAAAACAAGGCAGGTAACTTTGTGAAAGCAAACAGCGAAACCTCCGCTGCTGGACTTGCCAAGATCGTCTTAGACGATAAACTTCGTGGGGCAGATCCTAACCCTGCAGGTGCCAATGCTTATCCCATTGTGTCCCTGACTTGGATTCTTGCCTATCCTGAGTCCGCTCCTGGAGTCAAGGAAACTCTTCGTTATATGTTGAGTGAAAAAGCACAATCGATTTCAGATTCTCTGGGTTATGTACCTCTCCCAGAGTCTCTTCGACAGAAGTCTCTTGCTGCTGTAGACTCTATTAAGTGATATAAGTATAACTCGATACAGGCACCCTATTGACAGGGTGCCTTTTTTACTATATAATATGTAAAGATTTACAACATTAAGTAAATGACTGTAACAACTAACGAGTATGGGCAGAATAATCTTTTCGCTCGCGAACCCCAAATGGTCGTAGAAGAGTACAACCGCAAGGGACTTGAGTCTCCTCAACAATACGCAGAGACCTACAATGGTCGCTGGGCAATGATGGGAGTCGTCTCTGGATTTATCTCTTATGCTATCACTGGCAAATTCTTCTTCGGAATCTTCTGATGACTGAAGGAATTTTTACATTAACTAGTATTGCATTTTTCGTGCTGCTGTGTTATTCTGTAGAACAATTATCTGAAACATATTAATGACATTCAACGTTACTCTTCGCACTCCCGACTCTGAACAAACTATCACTGTCGAGGATGATCAATATATTCTTGATGCTGCTGAAGAAGCGGGCATCGATATGAACTACTCCTGCCGCGCTGGTGCATGTTCTTCTTGCGCTGGTAAGATTGTGAGTGGCACAGTTGATCAGTCTGATCAGTCTTTTCTGGATGACGATCAAATGGATGCTGGATTTGTACTTACCTGTGTTGCTTATCCTACAAGCGACTGTGTAATTGAAACTGACAAAGAAGAGGAAATTTACTAATGCCTGACTTGATTGAACTTCTGACTTATTATGTTATTGGTGGTGCGCTTTTGATTGGAGCACCTGCAGTATTCTTCCTTATTGCATTTATGCCAGCCCTTCAAAATACCAAGGGTCGTATGGTGGGATACAAAGATCACAAAATCTATGGTGATAGTTCTATCTACGAAAACACCCCTGCAGATAACACTAAATTCTTTCTTGAACTTTGACAAATATGCCTGATCCAGAAGCACTGTGGAGAGATGTCCAGAAACTTGACGATTTGTATGAAGAGTTGCTGTGGCATCCCGACGATGAATTGCAATTTACCCACGATGGCAAACGAGTCATCATTATTAATAAAACACTAGAGGAAAAAGAAAATGTTTAACGAAAAAGCAGAAAAACTGAATGGACGTGCAGCGATGGTCGGTTTCGTCGCCGCTGTTGGATCCTATCTCGCAACAGGTCAAGTCATTCCAGGATTGTGGTGAACGATATGTTACTCATTGCAACTTCCATGATAGGAGGGTTTATCTTTGCTGCCCTATTGACTGATGGAAATGTTGATGATGATGACAACGGTCCTGACGGCGGTCTCATGACCCCCGCATATGTCCCAAATACTTGACAAGCAAAACTGAATATCATATAATACTGGGGCAAACAAACGCCCCTTTTTTATGCTCGCTACTATTCTTGCTCTTACGGCAGTCGATTACGATCACCTTGCAAGGACCATTCAAGTCGAAGCAGCAAAGGGAACTATGGATGAATACTGTGTTGCAGTGTCAGTGCTGAACCGTGTGCGTTCTCCACTTTTCCCCAACACGGTTGCTAGTGTCGTATATGCTCCAGGACAATATGAGGGTTTCACCAAATGGCGACCAGTTGCTAACGCTGCCCTTGTAAATAGACTTAGGTCGGAGGAAGGAAAAAGAAACCTTCTAAAGGCATACAGCATCATCGGTGATCGAACTGACTTCAAAGGTCAAAGTCAACTTAGATATAGGGTTGCATCTGAAGACCCGATGTGTCATAATAAAGGAAACTTCTACCACTACTCTTGGCAGGCATGATTAAGAATCTCACAGACGCTATCAAAAACATCCTAGGACCCAAGTCTGACAAGGTTGAATGTGCTATTGATGAAACTGTTGTTGATTGTGTTGATCTAGAAGCACCCGTTAAAGAATGTGGTCCTGGACATTTTACTCAGGGATATGGTTTCTTTGGATATACTGAAACTGTTCCTGCACCTGCAGTTCTTCCTGATGATGAATGGTTTGGTCCTTCTCCTGTCAAGTCCGAAAAACAACTTGATTATATGGAGCAGGAAACTGCTATGAAGCAGGAAGAAGAAAAACGTCGCCAAGAAGCGGGTGAAGAGTCTGAGAACATTCACCAACTCATGTATGAGATGGCAACTAAGGGCGGTAAGACCACCACTCAACTTGATCCCATCGGTGGGTCTGAGAATTTCCAAGGAGGATCTGAAAATGTCCATCGATGATTGGCGATACAGCGATCATAAAATGAAAGTCAGGGAACAGGCACTTACAGTGCTTCTTTCAAGATTCGGTGGAGAACTGGAGGAAGGTCAACCTAAATATTCCAGTCAATCAATCTACGAGTGTGTTCATGATTGGGTGTCTCAAGGCAATATGAACACTGCGGGGATTGTAAAATATTACGAGGCTTATTATGCAGAAAGTAATTAACGTTTTAGCAGTGCTATCCTTTTTAGGAACTGCTGGTATTATTGGTGGAGGAACATTTGTTTATCTCCGTCGTGACGCTATTGCCGAAAGTGTCAAAGAGCGTGTTGCTAAGGCAGCAACAGAAGCAATTGCGGAAGCACTCCCAGGTATGCTGGATGCTGCTATGCCCGAACTTCCTGCTGCCACAGGCGGCGCTATTCCAACTTCTCCTTCACTCACCGCTTTCTGATATGAAAAAAATTATTATGAGTCTGCTGGCAGCAGCATCTATCGCTGCTCCTGTACTTGCTGACCCAATCAAAGAAGATGAGTTCTTCACTCCTCATGCTCAGGGGTGTATGTTGCTCCAAGAGTGTACCGATCATGTCCAAGAACTCAAAACAGTTTCCGACCTTAACAAGCATGAGGAACTGGCTGATATTGATTACAGTTTTGTTGCTGATGAGTTTAACTCTCTCGTCCGATCACTTAATAAGGTCGGAGCTAGGGTTTTTCTAGCAGACATGCGATACTTCCCAGTTGGACATCGTGGTGTCTATCACACTGTAGGAAACAACTTCTTTCTGAATGTTGCTCATATGCATCGCCCTGGTACTATGATGTCAGTGATGCGTCATGAAGGATGGCACGCTGCTCAGGATTGCATGGCAGGAACAATCGAAAACAACTTCATTGCTATTATTATGAATGAAGAAAAAGTTCCTCGTATGTATCAGGCAATCGCAAAGGATACTTATAAGTCTCAACCAAAGGCAATCCCTTGGGAGAAAGAAGCATACTGGGCAGGTCACACTGAGGGTATGACTGCAAAAGCACTTGAGTCTTGTGCTGCAGGAACTATGTGGACTGATTATGATCCAACTCCATTGACCCGTGAGTGGTTAGTTAAAAATGGGTATATCGAATGAAAACTAACGTAGAATACGATGCCATCACGCAAGACTACTTCATCACGATCCCAGACGAAATCCTCCAAAAACTCAACTGGGAAGAAGGCGACTCGATCGACATCGAAGTCACCGACAACAAGCAAATCCTCATCACCAAAACCGAAGACTCAACCTCGGAAGACAAATTCAAAAACACCCCAGAAGAATACGCCAAAGACTTCGACAGCTACTACGAAGAATACATCCAAAACCTCAACAAAGACACGTTCTACGAGAACTACTAAAAAGAAGGAAGTATTTAAGTTTACTAAATCGAGAACTAAGAAACTATTTCCTTGGGTGGGTACCTTTCCTTGGAGACTTGAAGACAAGAAAGAAGATAAACTTTGTTGGTTTACATGTCAAGAGCATGTAGAAAAATATGTTGAAAGATATAAGTTAAGTAGCAAGCAGTACAAGTGCCAACGATACTATAAATAATTCTGCCTTACTCTATACCCATGCTTGGATCTAAATCTAAAGCAAAGGTAGAAGAGAAAGACCATGATGAAGATAAAAGTGAAGTCCTTGGTAATCTGGTGAAAGTCGTTGTACTTATTTGGTCCGCCTCTCTGCTTACCTTTAGCTACGTTCGCTTACCCAATGGAAACAAAATCCTAGATTTTGATCCCACGTTCATCGCATCCGTGTTCTCCGGATCTCTAGCTGCCTTCGGACTGTCTCCTGCTAAAGCAGGTGGAGGAAACGGAAACGGCAAGACTACTGCAAAGAAAGAAGAACCCCCAGTACAATCTGCTATAGAACCTAAGAAGTAATTGTATCGAGAACCTCATCTACAAAAGAAAAGTGATCAGTGTGCTGCTATTTGGAGAGAATGGCAGCACTTTCAGTATGAAGTGAAAGATGAAGAAAAGGCAAAAGTATTAAGAAAAAGGTGGAGTAAGTGTGTAACGGAATTTGGTGACATGGTAAGTCAGGAAGTCAAGACAAATCCCCGTTATAAGAATATCGGCCTATGATAGATACTGTACAAGATAAAAATTATCTTTATGCAAAAATTCAATGAAGTTACGTTAAATATTACGGTGGCGATCATTGATTTCCTTTATACTGGTAGAGACTACCAAAGATTCTGGGTGCTTGAAGAGATCGCTAGGGCACCTTATTTTGCATTCTTAAGTGTATTGCATTTCAGAGAATCTATGGGACTACGTGGACCAGAACACATTTATCTGATGGAGGAACATTTTGCTCAAACTCTTAACGAAACAGAACATCTGGAATACATGGAAAGTAGGGGCGGTAGTGCTTATTGGGTGGATCGCTTTTTCGCCAGACACCTT